AAATATCTTGAATTGGTAAATTCTAAGGAAGATGTCAAAAATAGCATTATTCCGAACCCTGACGATTGGATTTGGCGTGATACAGCCGTCCTAGAGGCTAGAAAAGAGGTTTGGGGTTACTAAGTACCCCTGACCTTTAAAAGTCGCTGTGTGGCCCTTAAATTGCGATTCTGAGGTGCTTTAAGAGTAATCTTAACTTTCCTTTTGCGATTTATGGGCCTTTTGTTAATTAACTCAGATATTGTTGATGATGTTGTAAATCCACTCATTTGCCAACTGATCTCATGGCTCTATTATGGGCCTGTGAAAAGGTTGCACCCTTTTTCATAGCAGTAGCCATAGACCTCATGTGTTTCAATGAATGATGCCTAGCGTGGCGGTTCATTGTTTGTCGCTGTCTAGGCTTTAAATCTTTCACTATGTTTTTTATAGATGCAACCTTAACCATTATTTCTTTTTCTTTTTCTTTTTAGGTTTTGTCATCTTAGACATTTTAGATTTCTTTTTGCCTTTTGAATGACTACCCTTACCATAATGATACGGCATTTATTTCTCCTTAATGTAGAATATAATTATGTGCCGCAATTACTACCGCAACTGCNATNANGATTTGCACCCAAGATTTTAATTCAGTGAATGCGTGCCACCATTTAGTAATTTTCTGTTCTACAAATTTTCTAGCCATAAATTACTCCTTTCCTTTGTCGGTGTTTATTTTCTTTAATTTCTCGAAACTACGAATACCTGACATTCCAAGTAAAGCCATAACGAGGGGCATTAAAGTACCCATATCCATTTGCGGTACATTCAAAACTTCATATTGAAATAGTCCACAAAAGAATAAGATAAATTTACTCAATACATATTCCCAAAATATTGCTAACGCACAACTAAAGCCTATAAGTGGCCTCCAAGCACGCTGTAAAAAGCCACTAATACCACCCGCTTTGCTTGACGCATCAGCCAAGTTAATAGACATTTGTTTTTCTTTAAGTTTTGCCTCTATCTCAGCAAATCTATTTTTTAATTGTAGTTTTTCTTCATCACTGGTGTGTAAGTCATCAATGACTCCAGCAACAGCCTTAATAGTACCACCACTTAATAATTTTCCTAAAACCATTATTGTCTCCTATACATCAGCAGTAATAGATTTTTGCATTTTAGCAATTATACGATTAGCCCTGTTAGTTGTTTGATTATACCAACGGGAGTCTTTCATTTCGACCATCGCACCGGCAATATCTTTATTTTTAAGACATTCTTTAAACTTAACAAATTTTTGTAAACGAGGTAAACCAAGTTGAAATACCATGTGAGCAACACATTCTTTGGCGTTATCATCTAAACTCATATCCTCAGTAAATATTTCCATGTCATTTAAAGCAACATTAAAATCTTTCATAAAAAGTTCTACTGCTCTTTCTTTAGTTATTGGTTTCATTAACTCATCTTTTTCATTATCTCTAATAAGATGGCCAGCACCAATAGTCCAATAACCTAGATGATCTTGATAAGGCTTTAATATTATTCCGCCCTCTTCTTTGATTATATCGTCTCTTAAAGTTTCTATATCCATTATCCTACCATTCTTAGAATCCATGCAATAAATTGAGTAGCAACCATAAACCCAATTCCGTATAAAATTCTATTTAGTTTTTTTACTTCAATCTGTAAATGATGAATATGATTCGTTTCTAACAACTCAATCTTATTGTAAATATTTACAATATGCTCTTTTGTTGTTTTTGGTGTTATTTTATTCATACTCTATTCCTATTACCAAACCATAATTACCTGACATTTCATAAGCTGGTGCAATAAAAAATTTATTCTTTTTATATCGAACCATAGGTAAAATATCTCCCCCTGAATATCCTGTAACTACTCCATATTCAATATTTTTGTATTTCTTTCCGTAAAAAAGACTAACATTTTTTTCACTATTGTAAAACCCCCCATAAATTGTTTGATCGTCAGTGCATCTAATCTGTGGGTGTATATTATTATAATTATTTTCTAATCCTAAATGTAAACTAACAGCTAACAAAAAGCTAAGACAAGTCATGTATTTTCAACTTTTAATCCCTTGCACTCAAATTTAATTACTAATTTTTCTTGCTCTATATAATCTTTTTCTAATTCTTCCATTTTTTCTAAACTACGAAAACTATTATAAGCCTCTTTATAACCAGCAACTACACAGTCATAATGATTATTGAATTGATAACCAGATATACTATTTGATGGACACTCTCCACTAACCATACTGCACATATATAAAATTAAAACGTATTTCATTTATATTTATTCCAATTATATTGATAACAATTAGTGTATTTTGTTTTATCGCAATCTGTTGGTATGAGTGATATGGAACAGCTATTCAATAAAAATAATAATATTAAATATTTCATTTCCTAGTGCTTAGTGGATTTTCTAAAGCAATTCTGATTTGTTTTTGTATTTTTTCCTCTAAATCAGCCATTTCTTGTTTTAGTTCACTAATAGTTTCTTTTAAATCCTTTGAGTTTTCTCTGCTATCTTCTTTTACTCTTTGTTCTACATCTTCAACTATTGTCTCAATTCTTCGTACATCTGCTTTCAAATCATTTTTAAGTTCTTTAGCAACATCAGCTACTAACGAAACCTCTTCTAATATTATTGATATTTCTGATTGCAACATATCAACCTCAGTATTTACAACCTCTAATTTCTTATCAAAGCCTGACATATCAGGGCTAACAAAAGAATTAATTTTGGCCTCCATATCTAAATATCTTTGGTATGCCTCAAACCCACCCCATAAAACACCAATAAATGAACTTAAAATAGTGATTATGAGAAACACCCTACCGCCCTTAAATTTAATACCGCCTATATCTATTTCTGTTTGTTGTTTAGCCACGCCCTTGCCCCCTATATTTCTTTGAAAATCCTCGTCTTTTATCTTTATTCATTTTTTGTTTACTAGGATTACGGCCAATACTTGTCTTATGATGTACTGGCTCATGTGCCTCAAAGTTTTTAAATTTCTTTGCCATTATTTTAATATTAATTTGTTTATATGTTTACTACCAAATTTATCTACCTCAATCTCAGCCATCGACTTTATGCACTGATACTCAACTGAACTACCAACATTACGAGAGGCAATTCTTTTACCTTTTAAACATTCACTCATAGATTCTTGTATTCTATGCTCAGTAATTTCTCCTTGCACAATCATAAGTAGAGCAACCACTAACTCAGTGACCATTTTCTCTCACTTTATCTTTTAATTTTTCTATATCCTCTAATGCTTTTTCTAACTGTGTTTGAGTAAATTCTATATTAACTTTATTTGTCATATTTTGCTCTTGGGTTTCTTGTAGTTTTTCAACAGTTTTATATAAATCCTCAATTAACATATACTGCTCTTGGTCGGTAGGTAATTGTTCTGATTTTTTAAGAAGATCAGCTTGGAATAACTCTCTTGAGGTCTCTAATGATGTTAGCCTCCCAGTCAATTCGGTGTAACCAATTACGCCAGCAATTATTCCAGCTACAATAGCCAACATATTTTTGATTGGCATACTTACGCTTGTATTTTCACTTACTTTCATACTGGCTTTCTATAATCTCATTCATTAATCCATCACTCCCTACAAATAAAAAGTAACCAGCCATATTATTATCAGAAATGACGGCATCTGGCAAAGTGAAGTCTGTAAAGAACTCGGCCCTGTCATTTAACTGTTGTTGGCTATCAAAAAATGTTTTAGTGTTCCCTAATACTTGCATAACAACAAGAGTTTTTATTTGACTAGATTCATCATACCTTTTTTTATCATCAATTTTTTTCATAACCTTTTTGGCGGCTTTTTCTTTTGATGACTGTTTTTTCTCTGCTGTCTTGGTTTTTTCGCTTTTCTTTGTCTCTTGTTGTGGCTCTTCTTTCTTTTCTTCTTTTATTTTTTCAACTACTTTGGTTTTCTCTTCTTTGGATTCCTCGTCTGATTGCGTCTCTTGTTTTTCCTCTTTTGCCTCTGAGGTTTGTTCGTTGGTTTCTTCCACATCGTTCTCGGATTGGGTACTTTCTGTTTGGTCTGGCTCTTGTGTTGATTCTGTGGTTGTTTCTGTATTCTCTTCTCCACCCACATTTGTATCAACCTCTATTTCAGTTTCTAAGTTCATTTCTAATTCCATTTCAATCTCCGCCTCTACCTCAATAACATTGATCTCAACCTCAGTTTCAGGCATATCAATACTAACAACTTGAATCTCTTCTATTTCTATTTCTGCAATTTCTATTTCAACAGACTCGTAAGTTATATCTTCGGTCTCAACAGGCTCGAAATCTAAACCAACATCTGTTTCAACTGGGGCATTCGTCTCAAATATATCTTCAACAACATCAATAATTTCTTCGGGTGCATCTGTATTTAAGGCAACAAACATTTCAACGCTTGTTATAGTTTGCTCAACAATAGTATTAATAACATTATATAAAACATTTACTTTTACATCATCAAACATAGGGCCAACGGCCATATTAATATCTCTACCACCAACCTCAATTATGACAGATGTAAGGCTACCAGAAAAATCAAAGCCCCCTGTATATTGGCCATACTGACTGTTTGTTCCACTAGCACTAAGTACATCAGTGCCACTAAATACATTAGTTGTCCCATTTTTTCCTGTGATGTGCATATAAATTGAGTCTTGTGCATCTGGCTTATAAACCTTTATTTCATAGTTAGTTTTGCCTCCATGAGTAAAATTTAGGTCTTGTATGTTTACTGTATTAATAAAAGTAGTCCCCATGTTAGATACACCCATAGTAGAGGTTGAGTTTCCACTACCAGTAATCATGGCACATTTATCAGTGCCTAGTTGGCCGCAAGTAGAACCAGATGGCATAGTTGCTGAACCCTGACCTCCCCAGTCAATATCCATGTCTCCCTCTTTAGAAGAGACCACATAATCATTATCTCCGTCTAAAATATCGCCTGAGTTTTCATTTGTGACTGTGGTTGTTGTTGTGACAGTAGTTGTTTCAGTTGTTGTATTTATGCCACCATCTTTGAACTCAATAATTTCAATGCTTGATTCTTCAATAATCTGTTCAATAGTTGGCGTGCAAAGTCCAACTGTATCAGTAGTGCAATCAACAGCTTTACTATAAGAGGGGAACAAGCATAAAACTAGCCAAAGTAAAAAAAATCCTCCAACCGCTTGCCTTACCATCTTTTTCTCTTTGTTTTTTAATTTTTTCTTTTTCATCTTCTTTCATGCTGGCAAATATTAAACTGCCATTTGGTATTTTATCTTTGTTTTCTTCCCAACCTTTTCTTGCGTCCTCTCCAATGCTAGCATTATAGGGGCAGTAAGTTCCCGCATTCCACATCGCATCAAATACTCTTGCATCAGCACACAATGTAGAAATAGCGGCTACTTTCATACCCATAGCATAGAGAGATCGAGAGAGTTTTATACGTTCACAGTTTTCGTCTGTTACTGTAATTCCTGATGCAATTCCTAAAATCTGTGTCTGAACACCAGCCGATGCCGCTGTCTTACATACATCAGAATTATTAACGACAACACTTGGTGCATTAGCTGTTGGTGGTGTATTGTTAGTGACGACTGTTGATGAAACTGTATTCGTATCTGCCCCAAGAGCAGAGTTCATTAGACCATTAAGAAACCAAATTAATATTGATGCTATTATAATTCCTATAATAAAAGGGTTTCTCATTTATCATTCTGGCTTTGGGTATTTAGTTTTAGTTGCTGTTCTTTTTGCTTGTAAATCAGTAAGTGTATCGCCACCATCTAACAGTGCGTGAATGCAATCGTCATGTGATGGATATTCTGATTGTCTATTTCTTTTCCATTCTTCGCCATCATACTCTGCTTGTAATTCGTTCATCTTAGTTTCTATGTCAGCTTTAGATATTTCTGATGTTCCATCTAACCATTCTATTTTACAAGTGTTAATATCATTTCCTGTTACTCCTACTTTAGCATTAGGATTTATTTTTAGTATTGCGTCTATAATCATTATCCCTCTATTTCCATTAATAACATATAACTTTGCGAACTATCTGGTTGACATTTTGTTGTACCACTATTCGCGGCGTTATTGAATTGTGTTTTGTATGTGACGGCTGAACTAGAAGATGGACTATCTTGAAACGAATAGTTAAATGCCATTCCCATATAAATTTCTATAGTAGTTCCAGTATAACCTACTGCTCTAAGAGGTATAGCACCCCCAATATCTGTTGAATCTCTTAACATTTTAAAATTTGCATGAGATGAACCAATTTTTTGAAATGATTGATTTACAAAAACTACAACTTTGTTTGATGATGAAGATGGAGTAATTGAAGCAGTTAAAGTGGTATCAATATAGGTACTAGATGTGCATGATGTTATTGTTGCAGTATGAGCTGAAACAACTTGTAAAACTTTCCCAGCACTTACCCCTGTTAAGTTCGCACCACTAACTGCTGGTAATGCTCCTGTAAGTCCTTGTGTTGCGTTTAATTTTATTAATGCCATAATTTAATCCTTTGGGTTATCCGATCTTACCTTATCACAGTGATCTTTGAAAGTTGTTGTTCCGTCTTTTTGATCTTTGTAAATCATTTCCATTTGTGATTGCCATGAACCATATTGAGTTTGTCTTGTTGCATCTATACCATCATTTGTTTCAGCAGTGTCGCCAGCAGAATCATAACTATTTAATTGACTATCAGTTGGTTTATCTAAACCATCTACTGACCATGTATGGATATAATCGCCTGAGCCATCATTTTCTAAAACTATATTATCTTTTTCAGCCTCCCAAGTCTTTGAGTTAGCCTCTAAAAAAAGTTTTGTTTTTGTAAAAAGTGTAGCCATATTAGACTCCTCCTAATTTAAATGCAGAAAATTCAGTATTTTCAATTTGAGCACCTGTATTGAGATTACCACCCGAACCTTGATAAATCCATAACTCATAATAATCACTTGAACTTGTGTGATTAATAATTCTAACACCCCCTGTAAGCCATTCTGCTGTCGGCTGGGTATCTGCTAGTGTTATATAGGTACTTCCATTTTTTCTTAATTGTACCCAAACTTCATCATCTGACGCTTGAAGTCTTGTATATCCAGCAACTAAATATTTTCCTGTTGTTTGTGGCGACCATCTATAATTAGTACTATGGTCAAATTCCCCAGCAGTATCATAAGTTTCAGCATTAAAATTTAATTTTGTGTGAGTGCCTGTTGATATTGTTTGTGCGGCATTCATATAAGCTGAAAAAGATGGTGCATTTCCTCCAGCAGATGCCCAAGTTAAAACACCAGAGCCATTTGTTTGCAAAAATTCTTCATTGTTTCCATCTGTTGTTGGAAAAGTTAAAGTGTATGAAGCACCAGCACTGTGGGCTGGGGATTTTAATTTAATACCATGACTGTTTTGTGAGCAATTAAGTTGTAGTGTTCCGTCAGTAGTACCATCGCCTTTGATCTGTAAACCAGCGGCAGATGATGTTGATACAAAATTAGTTTTAGCATTTGTTACTGTTGCATCAGAGGGAACTCCCAAGTCGAGTACATTCCCATATACCATTATGAAATCAATACTATCTGATGATGATAAAGTTCCTGATGATGGTATGAAAGTTATAGTTGAACCAGATATTGAAAAAGATGTTGAGGGACTCTGAATTACACCATTCAAACTNACCAAACAATGATTCGGNGATTCTGGCGAGAATGCTACTGAATCTAATGTAAGATTGTATGTGTTTGTTGAACTCGTACTAATCGCATCAAGTTTAACGAAATTTCCAATAGTGGGTTGTTTACCTATAAATGCCACTTTTTATTATCCTTTATTTGCTATTAATGTATTTTTCCAAGAAAGTTTTATTGCATCTGTCCATACTGCATTACAAACAGCTTGAACTTCAGAAGATTCTCCAGAAATATCAGTATCTATAAAATCATCATTATCATCTATTGTCCCACAATTTAAAGCGTGTCTATGGTACTTTCTTGATAATTCTTGGTTATCTTCCATAACTACTGTATCTGTTCTTACTTGAACTGATTTGTATTTTCCGACCACTTCGATTTTACCAATCTGTGTCTCTTTAGTTATTGCCATGTTATGACTCCTTTGTTGTTAATATTAAGCATCTGTAAAATATGTTATATTTACTAATAATCTTGAAGTTCCAATATTTGCTAATGAAATATCTGCTTTATTAGAACCAATATCTTTTTGTAAAAAAATTCTCGTGTTTAAATAATCTCCATAAATTTGTGCTATTAAATTTGTTCCTGATAAATCTGTACTCCAATTATCGTCGCCACCAATAGTCCCTACATAACGACTAGATGTTGGTGTATTAGATGCGGCAAAAGGTACTCCAGTAATATCAGCACCTCCACTACCACCTCCAAGACTACTAATACTTATGTTACACGCTAAAGTAACAAGTCGTCCAATTTTTGTATAACTGCCTTGTTGTCCATTTGTGTTAAAACTAGCAGAACCAGCGTTTGCAAATGCTGGTGTCCATGTTCCCTCTTCGTAATCATTCAATAAATTTGCGGCTGTTGCAGAATTAACTCCTAAATAAATTCCATAAGACGCATTACTAGGTAATAAATTACCTGAATTTTCTGACCAATTATCTAAACCACCACCAACTAAACTTGCGTCTAATCTTTTTAAGACTCCAGCATCACTAATTAAAAATTCATCTGTATCTGCTGGTGCTTGTGTTAAAGCTGTTTGACCACTAATAACTGTTGAGTCAAGATCACTAGCTACAACTGGTTTGTTTGCTGGTTTAGAACCTATATAAGACAATTACAACTCCTATGTTATCTCTAATATACTTAATGTTGCGTCTATCTTTGCGGCAACGGAACAATCAATTTGTAAAACATCAGTAGCTTGAACTACATATTTTCCGCCCGTTAAAACCTCTAATGATGCCCCTTGTGGTATGCTTACATCTTTGATTAACAAAACATCTTCATTGGTTTCTGTATCTGATGTATTTGAAACTAATTTTACTGATGCAGTCACAGCAGTTGTGTGAACATTACAAAGAGTTAATCCAATAACGATAGTTTGAGTTGAAGCTGGGCCAGTATATAAAGTTAAAAAAGTTCCCGCACTGGCTGGCATCGCCGCATTTGTTTTTACCTTAAAAGTGTTTGCCAATGTTTCCCCCTTATCCTAAAGCAATACTTAGAGCCGCCGCCTGTGGGTCTGTTTCTGAAATAGTACCCGTCACTGACATTGTGCTTGTGATTGCATTACTTGTAATATTAATTGATAATATTTCAATATTATCTGTTCCGTCGTTCATCTTTAATTTTAAAAAACCTGATGTCCCTGTATCTACCCATAGTGTCCCAGCCGCAACCGAACTAGGTGCTGAACTCCCACTGTGTTGAGAATTTAAAGCTGTTAAAATATTATTAAGTTCAGTACGAAATGCACTGAAACCTTGATTCGCTAAACTTACATCTGATACCTGAGCCATAATAAATCTATATCCTTTCTTGTTTAACTTTGCAACCCGAAACCTTTAGCAATATAATCAAAAGTTCTATCGACAGCCGCACCGCTAGAATTTACAAAAGCAATACTGAAACCATTAACAGTTTTTGAACTGATTGTAAATGTATCTCCCGTAGCCATATTTTGAGC